ACGAAGCGTTTGCCCTGCCGGATGATCGTGAATACTGGGAGAAAAAATACCCCGGTTATACCCTGCGCGAGTGCGAACAGCACATCACGGGGAACAACACCAAGCACCTAATCGTGAAACTGAAAAAGAAGCCGGACACCCGGCGGAAGAACAGGAGGAACCAGCCATGAGCGCCAGACTGGAACTGGACGACCTGCCGCCGCGCTACCGTGCGCAGGCGGAAAAGCAGCTTGCACAGAGAAGGTGCGGGGGCAAAGCTGCACCTGCATCGTTGGAAGCCGCTGTGAATGCCGCCAGATCGACCGGACACGAGTTTGACAGCCGGGGCGAGTATGACTACTACATGGGAACTGTTCTGCCCAAAGTCCAGAGTGGCGAGGTCGTGAAGGTAGAACTGCACCGCAGGTTTACTATGCTGCCGGAAAAAGAATACGGCAATGTGAAGCTCCCGGCGGCGCACTATACCCCGGATTTTGTGCTGACCTATGCTGATGGCACGGTTGAGGTGGTGGAAGTGAAAAGCAAATTCACCCGGCGGCAGCAACGCGATTACATCCACCGCCGCCGTATGTTTATCGATCTTGTGGCAGAACCGCAGCACTGGCGGTTTATTGAGCATATCACGCCAGATACGGCGGAAGAAATCAGAAAGTGGAAGCGCCTGGCCGAACAGGCGGGAAAGGATTCATCATGGGAAAAAGCAGGGCAAGGATGCCAGCATTCTACCGGCAGAGCATCCAGAATGCAGGTCTTTGTGAACACCGACCTGGGCTTACCGTGGGAAGAACCGGGCGAAGCAGTGGAGGCAAACAACCTGCTGGACCGCCGCGAGTTCTACGAGGCCGAAGTCCCGGACGGCGTGGTGTATTTGACAGCCGGTGTCGATACGCAGGACAACCGCTTCGAGGCCGAAGTGGTTGGCTGGGGTATCGGCAGAGAAAGCTGGGGCATCCGGTACCAGCGCATCTACGGCGATCTGAAACGCGGTCAGGTGTGGGCGGATCTGGACGAGTTCCTTTCCCGCACATGGAAAAAGAAAGATGGCACGGAACTGTCCCTGCGGTCTGTCTGCATGGACAGCGGCGGACATTTTCCGGATCAGGTCATCCGGTTCTGCAAAGAACGTGAAGAGCGGCATATCTGGGCTATCAAAGGACGCGGCGGTATGGATGTGCCCTACCTGCGCAACCCAACCCAGAATAACCGCGTCAAGGGCGAACTGTTCACCCTTGGCGTTGACACCGGAAAGAACCATGTCCTTGCACGGCTGAAAGTGCTTATCAAAGGCCCGAACTACTGCCACTTCCCGGCGGCAGAAGATGCCGGGTATGACGAAAATTATTTCAAGATGCTTACTGCGGAACACAAGGTCACACGCTGGAAGTCTGGCCGCAAAGTGGAACGGTGGGAGCTGAAGGATCCGGCGCAGAAACGTAACGAAGCATTTGACGTGCGGAACTACGCGACGGCTGCGCTGGAAATCAGCAACCCGCCCGGTCTGGAAATCCCCGGTGAGGATTTGCAGGCGGAAATTTCCCGCGAGTTCAGCTTGTGGGCGGATAGTGCGGCCTGCGATGCAAGCGGCATGGATAACTTCTGGCGGCTGCAAACACTGGCATTCACCAGCTTCCTGATGAACGGTGACGTATTTGCAGCAGTGCAGTTCAAAGAACGTGGGAACTGGCCGTATGCCTTGCAGCTCCGGTTGATCGAGGCTGACCAGGTGTGCAGTCCTGACCGCACAGACAGAATGAATCCCTGCAAGGTGGACGGTATCAATGTGCACCAGATCGTTCAGGGCGTGGAAACGGACAAAGACGGCGCAGTCATTGCCTACTGGGTAGCCAGCAGGCACCCGCTGGCCTATGATAATCCGCTGCCCCTGACATGGACGCGGGTAGAAGCCCGCGACAAAGAAACGGGAGAACCGAACATCCTGTGTGTCACCCAGAGGGAACGTGCCGGGCAGCGGCGCGGCGTTCCCCTGCTGGCACCGGTACTGCCCACGATGAAGCAGATGGGCAGATATACGGATGCAGAGTTGGCCGCGGCCATCGTAGCATCCTCCATTACACTGTTCATCAAACATGATAACCCGGTCAGCGGAGCGCCATTTGGTGAGGATCCGCCCGACAAGGCAGAGGATCCGAACACTCCGCCTGATGAACTGGCAATCAACCTTGCGCCGTCTGCGGTGTTTGACCTTGCGCCCGGCGAAACACCGGACACGTTTGACCCGAAACATCCGACCACGACATATGACGGCTTTATGTCAGCTATGTCCAACCAGGTGGCGACGGGTATTGAAGTGCCCAGCGAGGTGCTTTATAAGAAGTTCAGCTCCAACTACTCCGCAAGCCGCGGTTCTCTGAACGAGTTTTGGAGAACGTGCGATGTGATGCGGGACAGCTTTGCGGCGGACTTCTGCCAGCCGACCTACGAAAAGTGGTTTGCCGAAGCGGTAGCCCGTGGACGTATCCATGCGCCGGGCTTCTTCGATGATCCGGCTGTTGCAAAAGCCTATATGGCCTGTAACTGGAACGGCCCGGCACGCACCAATCTGGATGCAAAGAAAGAAATCGAGGCGGCTATCCTGCGTATGGAGCAGGGCATTTCCACTGCCGAGCAGGAAACGGCGCAGATGACCGGCGGAAGCTGGCGGGCCAATATGAGGCAGCGCAAAAGTGAAATGGAAAAAATGAAGGAGGTAGGTTGCAATGGGCAAAGCCAATTCCCAGACGAACCCCAAGTCAACGAATAATAAGTTCTGGCAGTTCCGCAATCTGGCCGACGATGACCAGAAAGCGGAACTGCTGCTTTATGGCGATATTTCTGAGCGCAGCTGGTGGGAGGACGCAGCGACCCCGAAACGGTTTGCGGACGACCTTGCCGCCCTGGGCGATGTGAAAGAAATCACCGTATACATCAACTCCGGAGGTGGCGACGTTTTTGCGGCCCAGGCCATTGGCAATATGCTGGAACGCAATGCCGCCACCGTGACTGCCCACATTGACGGGTTGTGTGCAAGTGCTGCCACTATCGTTGCCTGCCATGCAGACAAAGTTGTGGCCGCGGCAGACGGCAGCTACATGGTCCATCCGGTCAGCATGGGCGTTTGCGATTACCTGACCGCAGAGGATATGAAGAACTGCCTGAAAGCGCTTGAGACCATCCGCAGCAGCATCATTGCCCTGTACGCCAAAAAGTCCGGCAAGACCGAGGATGAATGCGCTAAGTGGATGGATGAAACGAACTGGTGGACGGCAACGGAAGCCAAGGAAAAAGGCTTTGTGGATGAGGTGGACGACGATGCAGAGGATTCCGTTGTAGAGAATCGCAACGGTGTTCTGTTCGTCAACAGCATCAGCATGAACACCCCGTTTAACGAAGCGCCCAATTTTGTCAGAAGCCGGGTGACGGACAATACCGCGACCCGGACTGAAAATATGAACCCGGCGGAAAAGCCGGAACGCAATGACCATGGGGAGGTAAAAAACATGGACATCAAGACCACGGATGATCTCCGCAAGGCGTACCCGGATCTGGTAGCCAGCATCGAGAACGAGGCCACCACTGCCGAGCGCACCCGCATTCAGGAGATCGAGAACGCAACTCTGCCCGGCGCGGAAGATCAGGCCAACGAGGCAAAGTTTACGAAGCCTGTTGATTCTGCATCCTTTGCAAAGGCTGTCATTGCCAGCATGAAGGCAAAACAGCAGGAGCAGAGCAAGAAATATCTGAAGAATGCAAAGGAAGCTGCGGAAAACTCCAACGCCAACAGCATCGACAACACGCCGCCCGCAAACCCTGAAGCCGAGGATGAGGAAAGCAAGGCATTCATGAATGCAATCCGCAAGGCTAACGGCGTGAAGTAAGGAGGACGGAACTATGAGCATGGATCTTGCAAGAAAAGATTTCAGCACGGCCCCGGAATATTTCATTGCCGGAACCGACATCGGCATCGCAAAGGCCACCAAGACGGCCAGTGCGGCGGTCGAGGCGCACGCCCCTGTTCTGATCGAGGGCGGCAAAGTGAAGCCGGTTGCAGATGCAGCCGGTGCAGGTCAGGCGGTTCTTACCGGCCTGTATGGTATTACCGCTGACAGTGCAGAGGCAGACAAAGAAGTGCCGATTTATCTGACCGGTGAGTTTTTCGCTGCTGGCCTTGTGCTGCCGAAGAACGTGAGCGTAGACGACGTTGAAGTTCCTCTGCGCAATCTTGGCATTTTCCTGAAGTAAGGAGGACAACATTTATGGCTAATGAAGTAAGCATTTATGAGCCTCGGCACCTGATCGAGGTTGTTCGCACCACCCCGCCGATCCGCACGTTTCTGCGGGATCGCTTTTTCTCCAACGTGAAAACCTTCCCGACCCGCCGCGTTGACATTGATATTGTCAAGGGCAATCGCAAGATGGCTGCATTCATCCATCCGCTGGTTGGCGGCGAGATCGTGCAGAGCGAGGGCTACGAGACCAAATCCTATGCACCGCCCCTTATCAACCCGGCGACCATCAGCACGGCAGACCAGTACATGGAACGCCTGCCCGGTGAAGATCTGTTCTCTGGCCGCACCCCGGCAGACCGTGCAGCAGAAAAGCTGATCGAGGAATACAACCAGCTGAACGACATGACCACCCGCCGCGAAGAGTGGATGGCCGCACAGGTGCTTACCACCGGCAAGCTGAAGGTCAAGGGCAAGGGCGTGGATGAAGTCATCGACTTCGGCTTTGGCAACAAGATCACTCTTGAAGGCACGAAGCAGTGGGGCAAGTCCGCCGCTGACCCCTGGGGCAATCTGCGCGACTGGAAGCAGCTGGTGAGCCGTAACGGCTTTGCCAACGCAGATATGGTCGTCATGGGCAAGGTTGCAGCCGACAATTTCATGGCTGACGGTAAGATTCTGGAACTGATGGACAAGCGCCGCTTCGACATCGGTTCCATGGCACCCAAAGAGCTGGAAGGTGGCCTGACCTATTACGGCCACCTGAACCTGCCCGGTGTGGACGTTTACGGCTACGACGAAGTTTATCTGGATGACGCGACCGGCGAGACCAAGCCGCTGATTCCCGATAACATGGTGCTGATGATCCCCAGCAACGCAAACTTCATGCGTGCCTACGGCCTGTGCAACTATCTGGATGATGGCGGCAACTGGCACAGCTTTGAGGGCGACCGTCTGCTGCGCACCTATGTGGAGCATCGTCCCGACCGTCGCTTCATTGAGCTTCAGAGCCACCCGCTGCTGATCCCTGATAAGGTAGATTCCTGGCTGGTAGCTGAGGTTTGCTGATATGCTGGACGTTGACCAGAATTACGGCGAACCGGACACCCCGAAGCCGCTCCCTACGTTCAAAGACTATGTGGCGCAGGATGTGGAAACGGTGTTCTTCAACCTGAACGAGTTTGCAGAAGAACGCTACATAGATGATAAACAGATGCTTTGCATTACCCAGCACCCCGGCGTGAATGAACGTGCGGCGCACTGGGAGGGCGGAGCAAAACAGTCCTTTGACCAGGGAATGTACAAGGCTGATCTGCTGCTGTTTGTGAAACAGAAGGACTACGGCCCGATGCCGAAGAACGGTAAGCAAATCATGCTGGATAAGAAACGGGACTACAAAATCAAGTCCTGCTCTTTGAAGGCGGGAGTTTACCGGATGGAACTGGAAAGGGTGAGGTAAGGTGGCATACTTCCATACCAACTACGACGCTTCCACCATGACGGTCTCCGTTAATGACGAAGAAGTGTCCCGCGCCCTTGGCGTGTTGGCAAACAAAACCCCAGCGGCGCTGAAGGTGGCGGTCAACACCACGGCCAGACAGACGCGAAAGCTGATGCTGACCGAGGTTAAGAACCGTTATGACCTCAACGCGGCTGGCAGGCGTATGATCGAAGATCTGCGTCAGCGGCAGAGAGCGACCAACCGCCACCCGACGGCTATCCTTGCCATCATGAAGAACGACCCCGGCGCATTCCGAGCAGATCTGGGCTATTTCAGAACCAGCCCCACAAAGCCCTTCATGGGTCCGTCTGTTCGCAATGCGCCGCCTGTTTTTCAGGCACACGTTCTGAAAGGCAGTCCGATGATCGGTCTGAGCGGAACCGGCGAAAGGAGCAAGGGCTTCCTGGTTCAGTTTAAGTCGAAGCACATCGGTATGGTACAGCGCCAGTTGGGCGTGCCAGCTGACAAAGACTATACCGAGAGTGGAAAAGAGCGCTGGAAGCCGAACGAAAAGCTGGTCACGATGTCCAGCCCTTCCGGCTCTGCGATGCACCACACGGTGTGGGAAATGCAGGAAACGACCGTGGAGCAGATGCTTCAGGACAACACCGAACGGCGCATCCGGCAGCTGATCGCCAATGCAAAGCGAAAGGGCGTGATCTGATATGGCCGAGAAAATCACCGGTTATACCAGCGAAATGTGCCAGCAAGCCATGATGGACGAGCTGGAAGAACTGTTCCGGGGCATGATGTTCACCGGGCAGGAAGGGGAAAAGCCCCTCAAGATCTATAAGCAGTTTTTGCCCACCCAGACGGACAACGATGATGACATTGACACAAACGATGCCATGTACCCCTGCATCATCGTAATCGAATCGAGCGGCGAGGTCGATAATGACCATGATCCGCAGCTGGTTCTCATGCAGCTGGTTATTTGCAGCTATGACCGTGGAATTGATCGGCAGGGGTATGTGGAGACCGTGAACATCAAGGAAGCGATTATGCAGCACTTCAAGCGCAAGCCGGTTTTCGGTGGAGCGTTTGAGGTGGGCTATCCCAGAAAGTGGGAGCTTTCAGACGATGACATGGATCACTACTACTGGGGAATTGTGAACCTGATTTGCAAGACCCCGAACGCACTGAAAAATGAAGAAGTGGAGGCGTTGATTTAATATGGGCACTGAGAAAAAAGCAGCGGTAGAAGTTCAGGAAACTCAGACTGAACAGACCGCAGTGCAGGTGCAGGCCCCTGTGGCATACTGCGGTCCGACTATCAAGGGCATCGCACCGCAGTACACGGTTTTCGTGGACGGCCTGCCCGACAAGCTGAAAGAAAAAGTGGAACAGGTGCCGCTCCTGAAAGCACTGATTGTTCCGCTGGACAAGCTCGCTGAAATGCGGGTGAAACTGGAACAGGACGGCACCAGAGAAAATATTCTCTGCAACAAGGCTGCTGCCCTGATGAAGTAAGGAGGATATGACAGATGGCTATTTCGCATGGCTTTAACAAGACCGAAGCAGCGACCAGCGTCACCGCTCCGGTAACGGTCAACTCCGGCCTGCAGATCGTTGTGGGTACGGCCCCCGTTAATATGCTGGATGACCCGGAAGCAGCGGTGAACACGCCGCTGCTGGTGAATACCTTCAAAGAAGCCGCCGCCGCAGTGGGCTATTCCGACGATTTTGCAAAGTATACCCTGTGTGAGGCAGTGAGCGCCAGTTTTCAGGTGATGGGCATTTCCCCTATCGTCGTGGTCAACGTCCTGGATCCTGCGAATGCAAAGCACATCACTGAACTGTCCAACAAGACCGTTCAGGTGAATGACGGCATTGCAGAGATCGACGAGACCGGCATCCTGCTGAAAAAGCTGGTCGTGAAGAAGGAGCAGACCGTGCTCACGGCGGACGAGGACTATTCGGCCAGCTTCAATGATGATGGCACTGTGAGCATCGCCCTGGTCAACGGCGGCAAAGGCGACGGCGCAACGGCCCTGACCGTTTCCGGTTCCATTCTTGACCCGACCAAAATCACCGCTGCCGACATCGTGGGCGGCGTGAATGCGGCCACCGGTGCAGAGACCGGACTGGAAGTGGTAAGACAGGTGTTCCCCAAGCTGGGCATGGTTCCCGGCATTCTGCTGGCACCCCGCTTCTCCAAGGATCCCATGGTGTGCGCAGCGCTCCAGGCAAAGTGCCGCAAGATCAATGGCGTTTTCGATGCAGTGTGCTTTGTTGACATCGACAGTTCCGCTTCCGGTGCACGCAAGTACACCGACGTGGCAAACCAGAAGGTCAAGCAGGGCGCAACTTCTCGTGAAGCATATGGCCTGTGGCTGTACGGCAAGATCGGCAGCACCATCTACAGCGGCAGCTCTCTGGCCGCTGCTGCGGCAGTCTACAACGACAGCCTGTACAACGATACGCCCAATGCCAGCCCGTCCAATGTCAGCGTACCCATTTCCTCCGCCTGCCTGGAAGATGGCACCGAAGTCCTGATGGATCAGGAGCAGGGCAATGTGCTGAATGAGCAGGGCGTGGCGACCTTCATCCGCTCCGGCGACTTCGTCGTGTGGGGCAATGAGACCTGCTGCTACCCGAAAAACACTGACCCGAAGGACGCTTTCCTTTGCGTTCGCCGCTTCTTTAACCACTCCTGGACCAGCTTTGTTCTGGACAACATGAGCAAGCTGGATAAGCCTATGAACAAGAAGCGCCTTCAGTCCATCATCGACAGCGAGAACATGAAGGGCAGCGTCTATGTCTCTACCGAGGTATGCGCCAGCTACAGCATGAAAGCAGACCCCGACCGCAACACGACCGCTGAACTGGTTGCAGGCCACTACTCCTTCTATCAGTTCTGCACGCCGTTCCCGCCTTTTAAGCAGATCAATAACACCATGGAGTACGAGGCCGGCGCGCTGACCTCCGCTCTGTCTCTGTAAGCAGGAGGAATGACATATGGCTCTGAATATTTCCAGTGACCTGGTTCCCCAGGTCATCAATGACTACAATGCGTACACGGAAGATGACCTGCTCATTGGTCTGGCGGATGAAATCACCCTGCCCAAGATCAAGAACAAGACCACCTCCGTGTCCGGCATGGGCATTGCAGGCGAAGTCGATTCTCCCGTGCCCGGTCAGTTTGAATCCATGGAGGCAACTCTGAACTGGAACACCATGTACAGCTTCGCCACCAAGATGATGAACCCCAACAAGAACATCCAGATCACTCTGCGTGCTGCCATGCAGAACGACAACAAGAACGGCGGCTATACCTACAAGGGTCTGCGCGTTGTTCTGGGTGGTCGCCCCAAGGAGCTGGACCCCGGCAAGCTGAAGCGTGCTGACACCATGGGCAGCACCACCACGCTGGAAGTTACCCGTTACCTGATGGAGGTTGACGGCACTACCGTTATCGACATCGACAAGTTTGCAGGCCGCTACTATGTTGATGGTGAAGATATGCGTGCCGAGATCAACGCTCTTATCTAAACCCGATACATGAAGAAGTCAGCCGTCCCGGACGTGGGGCGGCTGATTCTCTTTTGAGAAAGGAAACAGCAATGGACAATATCGTGAAGTTCGATAAACCCTATAAGTTCGAGGGCAAGGAATACGACAGCCTGGATCTGTCCGGCATGGAGAAGATGACCGTACAGGACTTGATCGACATTCAGAAAAACATCGGCAACGAGCTGGCGGCCATGTCCGTGATGGAAATGACCACTTCTTTTGCACAGGAAATGGCCGTTAAGGCCACCGGTAAGCCTGTGGAGTTCTTCAAGCTCATGCCCCGTGGCAAGATCAAGAAAGTGCAGGCAGCGGTCGTCAAGGGTATGGACAACAGCGAGAACGCCGATGAAGTAAAAAAACAGCTGGAATCTCACACCCTGAAGTTTGCAGCGCCCTACACCTACGAGGGCAGCGAAAAGGCTGAGCTGAAGGGTAAGACCTTTGACAGCATCGACCTGTCCGGCGTGGGCGAACTGAACACTATGAGCGAATCCATGGCAGAAAACCGTATGGCTGCGGGCGGATTTGCACCGGTGAATACGCATCGCAACTACCTGTACTGCTGCATCATCGCCAGCATGGGCACCGGCTACCCGGTGGACTTCTTTGCCGGCCTGCCGCTGTGCGAGGCCGTGAAGCTGCGCGATGCCGTGAGCGCTGATTTTTTCGAGTAAAAGGCGGGGCAAAAGGACTTCGGAAAGCAGCTATCCAGCTATCCATTGCCACGCATTCCAACATGACGGATCTGCTGCACCTGCCCCGGCGGGAGCTGGTGGATCTGTGTAACGAGGTGACAGACGTATGGCGGGAAATGGAGCACTAGACCTCAGCATCCGCATCATGGGCAAGGTGGACCCATCCCTTGTAACTGCAATAAAGCAGACGAAGGGGCTGACCGGTGATCTGGCGAGCGCACTGACGGGAACAAAGTCGCTGGGCAGCACGGTAGCAAACACTCTGGGCGTAATCGGAAAGACTGGGCTTGGAATCATGGCGACGCTGACAACTGCGTCCGCTGTCATGATTAAAAAGACAACCTCCATGGCAGAGGAATACCAAGCCCAGGCGGCAGATGCAGTCAAGTATGTTGGCGGCATCATGAACGATGACGGCAGCATTGACCCGGAAAAGCGTGCCACCATGGAGGACGCGATCCTCAAGATGACTACGCAGGTCCCAATCAAACGGGACGAGATGGCGCAGATCGCCGCATCGCTGGGACAGTCCGGTAAGAGCTATGAGCAAATCTTTCTGGATAACCAGCAAACCGGAGAAAAAAGCTACCTGTACGATACGGCCCGGCTAGCTGCCGCGTGGGACATTGATGCAAAGTCTGCGGCCGATTATATGGCAAAGTGGGAAACCGCTTTTGGTAAGACCCACAACCAGATTATCGACATTGCAGATTCCATCAACTATCTGGGCGGCCACATGGCTACCACGGCGGCGGAAATCGCCAGCGTGGTGAATACGTCCGGCGGTGTCGGCCAGACAGCCGGCGTTGACCTGCACACGACCTCTGCGCTGGCAGCCACCATGCTGGCTATGGGCGTTAATGAGGGAAAGGCTGGAACAAGCCTGAACCGTGTGTTTACAAACATCACCCTTGGCAACAGTGCAACGGATGCACAGGTGGGCGCATGGAACAAACTCGGTTTTGATCCTGTGCAGATTGCAAAGGATATGCAGTCCACCGGGCCGAACGGAGAAGATGGTGCAGCAAGCACTCTGTACAAAGTCTTTGAGGCGATCTCGAAACAGGACAAGTACCAGCAGACTGCGACCATCAAGACACTGTTTGGACAGTGGGCCATTGAGGGCGTTTCAAAAATTGTGGGCAACTTGCCTGCGTTCCAGAATGCCTTGCTTATGGCTGGTGATACCAGCGCATACAGCGGCAGCATCTGGGAGTAAACCACATCAAGCCGGTGCTGACTGAGATCTTCGGCTTTATCGTGAATGAAGGCATTCCGGCGGTCATGCCGCTGCTGTCTACGGTGGTAAGCCTGGTAGGCACCACACTAGTCAACGCCATCAAGGTGGCGGTGGATCTGGTGGGTAAGGTGCTTCCTGTGGTAGAGCCTGTGATTCTGGGCATCATCGGCTTCCTGAAGCAGGTTGCAACCATCGGCGTGAAAGCGGTCAACTTCATCATTGGGGCGCTGAACAAAATTCAGCTCACAATACCGGAAACACTGTTCGGCATTCCGGTTCCGGTGATCGGCGGTAAGTCGTTCGGATTCAACCTGTCACCTGTGTCTGTCCCGGCATTTGCCAACGGCGGCATGACGCAGGGACCGTCTATTGCTGGTGAGGCTGGCCCGGAAGCCGTTATCAGCTTCCGGCGCGGCGTTCGTGAAAAGAACATTGATACCTGGCTGACCGCTGGTAAGCTGCTGGGCGTTGGTCTGGGTGATCTGCTGGGGTTGCCCGGCAGAAAACCGAAGATGTTCGCGGACGGTGGTTTTACAGAAGAAGATTCTAACCTGATCGACTTCAACAGAGCACGTCGCCAGCAGTATTACAACCAGGTGGCTCAAAGCTTTGACACTATGGTTCAGCCTGTTGCAGCGGCATTGGTACTGGGGTCCGACGCTGGTGTGGCGTTCAGCCGTATCACGGAGATCGCCAACTATGCAGTAGATGGGCTGGAAACTCTGGCGGCAATGCCGACACCTACCGTGTCGGATGACCAGGGCAAAGCCCAACAGCTGCTGAACACCGGAATCGGGAAAGCGATTGCCGGTGCCAAGTCTGTTCTTGCAAACGAAAATACTCAGAAGGCAATCCGGTTTATCCGGGGAGCAGATGCGGAAAAGGCAAAGCTGGAATACGCTGCAAACCCGGACAACTACGACCTGAGCAATGTAAACTTCTTCCCGACGGCTGGAAACAGCGAACTGACAAGGCAAAATCTGTCGATGCTGGCAGACCTTCAGAACTACCAGCAGGAAGTAGAGCTGAAGCCCATCGGCGGGAGCGAAGATGCTTCTGGTGGCAACACCGGGAACCAGCGCGGTGGATCGAGCAACAGCTACCAGCGTACCTATACGAGTTCCAGCGGAAACACATATGTTTATGCACCAAACTTCACCATCTACGGCAGCATGAATGCCGAAGATCTACGTTCCATTATGGACGAAGGTTACGAGAAGTTCTGCGAGTATGTGGAACGGTACGAACGCGAAAAGAGGCGCACGCAGTATGGCACTTGATTACACCACAAAGTCCGGTGACACCTGGGATCTGATTGCCCTGAACGTGTACGGAAGCGAGCTGAAAGCCGATTGGCTGATGCAGAACAACCCCAGATATATCCATATCGTCCGGTTCGATTCCGGCACGGTGCTGTCAACACCAGCTCTGCCGGCTGAAAAGAGCGGAGACCTTCCGCCCTGGAAGGCAGGTGCATGATGGTACTGACAGCAGCGAGACCCAAAGGAAGGCAGGCTGCGGTTCTTCTGACCTACGAGAAAACCGATATTTCGGAAGAAATCGCACCTGATCTGGAAAGTTTCAAGTACACGGATGTGGCTGAATCCAAAAGCGACAGTGTGAGCATTACAGTCAATGCCAAAGCTGCCAAATGGAAAAATGACTGGATGCCGGAAAAGGGCGTGAAGCTCTACCCGGCTATTGTTGTAAAGGACTGGAATATCGGGGGCATTGAGAGCGGCTACAGAGATTACAGCGCCGAGTGCGGGGCATTCGTGCTGGATGATCTTAGTTTTGCCGGTGCACCTGATTCGCTGACGATGGGCGGCGTGGCAAAGCCGAACGACACCAGCTTCAGCGAGAGAAACCGGACCTTTACATGGAAGAACACCAGCGTAAAGAAAATCGCTGAAACCATTGCAGGCCGTTACAAATTGGAGCTGAAGTTTGAGGGAGACGACCACAGCATTGATGCAAAGGAACAGGACGGAACAGATAGTGCCTTTCTGCAAGATCTGTGCAGCACCTATGCACTGGTTATCAAAGTCTACACTTCAAAGCTCTGGGTGTACGACCGGGAAAAGTACAAGGCGAAAGATCCTGTATGGACGGTATATGAGAGCCGGCCCGTTGGAAATCCGACGGCCCTGTGCGTAGAGCCGGGAAGTTTCAAGTGGAACACAAAGCTGACTGGAACATACACGGGCGGCCTTTATACCTACACCAACAAACAGAAAAAAATCAATATCAACGTCAAGGTGGGCACGGACGAACGCCAGCTTAAACTTACTGGAAAGGTAAGCAGCGAGGCAGACGCAAAAGCCCGCCTGATAGCGGCCATCAAGAATGCCAACCACGGAGCAACCCAGATCAGCTTTACGATGTTGGGCTATCCGGCCGGCGCTTCAGCGCAGTGCTTTAACCTAGTTGGCTATGGAAAGATGGACGGAAAGTATTTCGTTGATCAGATGGAACACAGCATATCTCCATCCAGCGGCTACAAAACACAGGTCAAGGCCAGCAAAGTGGAAAAGGAGGATTTCGCATGAGCAGTGAAGTGAGATTCGGCAATGTGAGTTCTATCGACTATGAGGCTGGAAAGTGCGAAGTTACTTACCCAGACAGGGACGACACCGTTACGGAAATGGTGCCGTTTCTGTCCAATGGCGAGTACCAGACACCGGAAGTTGATGATCTTGTGCTTGTCCTGCATCCAGGAGAAAGCCCGGAGGATGCTGTTGTGGTGGGCACCGTCTGGAATGAAAAGAACAAACCGCCTGAAGGAAAAGAAAAAGTCTACCGAAAGGATTATGCCAACTCACGAGGAAAGGCATATCGGAAGTTTGATGCAAATGCAAAAGAACTGACCGACTATGTGGACGGAAAGAAAATCCTGAAGGCGAAAAGTCTTGAGATCCAGGTGGGCGGTGCAACCGTGACCATCAGCGAGGGCGGAGAAATCAAGGTGACATCCCCGGCGGGGATCACGCTTGCAGCATCCGGCGAATTGAAAATGACGGCATCGACCATCAATGCGACCGCTGGAACAGTGAACATCCAGGGCGGAGGTGGCGATGTTGTTGTGTCCGGCAAATCGCTGGTATCGCATACGCACACCGGAAACCTTGGCAAGAAAACATCCGCACCCCTGTAAGGAGGTTTTGGAATGTATGTTGGAATTTTCGGCGATGTGATTTTCTCCGTGGGACACCTGCGTGTGCTCACCCCGTCAAACTTCAAGGGAACGACCGGCGCAAACTGGGCGGAACATGAAGTTCTAGGAGGAAAAGCACGAGCAGAGTATTTATCACCGAAACTGAGAGAGTACACCTTTGATATTCTTCTGGATGCAGCACTCGGCGTGAATCCTCGCAAGATGCTGAACCGTCTGACAGAAATGTCAGAGAACGGAGAGATTCATTACCTGATTATCGGGTTTGCACCGGTATCGCAAAACAAGTTTCGGGTCACTGAAATAAGCGACAGCTGGGATTCGGTGATAAAACACGGGCTTTTGATGCAGTGCAAGGTGAGCCTGACCATAAAGGAGTACATATGATCGACTTCAGCAGCACGGTGGTTGAGCTGTCCGGTGACAGCGAAAAACAAAAAGAAGTGCAGGACATTGCAAAGTGCCTTCGCACACTGTATTCCACACCAATCGGGAGCCAAGAGGGCGACAGAGAACTCGGAATCAATCCAAACATATTTGTCGATAAGCCACTTCCGGTGGCAAAGGGATTATATGTGGCTGAGGTAACAGAGAAAACCGCATCGTTTGAGCCGCGGGCAAGAGTGGTGCGGGTGGACTGGCTGGACAGTGATGTGCTGCATGGCGTTGTAATTCCAAAGGTGGTGTACGAGCTTGTCTAAAATAAAAGAGTTTGAGAACATCCCGGACATCGACATTGAAGGCGAAGAAACGCTGGAAGAAGCTGTGGCCGATTGCAAGGCACTGTTTGGCAAGTACAACAAAGAACTTTTCAACGGTGAGGTGTCGTTGGAACGGTGTTCTGAAGCACGGCTTGTCCTTTTGACACTGGCACATCGTTCGCATCACAACATGGAGTACAGCACGGCGTGTCTGAAAGCGGAACTGCTGCCTACGAGCACGGGGCCGAATTTGGACAACCTTGCTCCGCTTGTTGGAGTGGAACGTCTGGAAGCCGGAAAAGCCACGGCGGTTATTCGATTCACACTGTCTGCGCCGAGAACGAGTGCAACCGGAATCCCGGAAGGAACACAGGTGAGAACGGCAGACAAACGGTATTTCAAAACCGAAAAGTATGCGGAGATCTTACCCGGTGAACTGACCGTGGACGTAGTTGCCGTGGCGGATGAGGCAGGAAGCAACAGCGATGGGATTGCCGAAGGCGAAATCAATGTGCTGGTGGATCCTATCCCGTATGTGTCCGGGGCAAAAAGTGTTTCGGCAAGCACGGGCGGTACGGATACGGAAGGTGACGATTCATTTACCAGACGTATCAACTATGCACCTTCGATTTTCTCCGTGGCCGGTCCGGTGGATGCCTATGAATACTTTGCATCGAGTTGGCGGTCCGATGTGGCAGATACGAAGATCGTTTGCAAGGAAGGATACACGATCCACGTTTACTTTCTGATGGCCGGAGGCAGAGTTCCGACAAGGGAAGAATGTACCGGAATGCAGGAATATTTCGACACGGTAAAGCGCCCGATGGGTGATCTGGTTCTTTGCCATGCGCCGGAAGAAATCCCGTATGACATCGAGCTTACTTACCATATTGCCTTGAGCAATGTCAAGAATGCATCGACGATTCAGGAAAATGTGGAAGCAGCTGTGAAGGAGTATGAAACCTGGCAGAGAAAAATCGGCCGGGACATCGAACCGGCGGAGCTGATTATGCGTGTACGGGAAGCTGGTGCGAAACGCCCACGTCTGTTGACACCGGTCGAAACAACTGTCTCCGAAATTCAGGTGGCAAAGCTCCGAAGCTGCAAGGTGACATACGGAGGAATCGAAGATGATTGAACTCCACGATGTTGGCCTAGTCGAAGGGCTACCGCCTGATGTTGCCAAAGAACCATGGGTACAGATTCTTGATGCAGTTTTCAGGGAGCGGCGCAAGAAGGAACTGGAAGCTGCCGAACGCTTGAAAATCTACACGGATATTGACCGTGCAGATGAGGCGGTTCTGGATATTCTTGCGGTTCAGTTCCGCGTTGACTGGTACGACACCAGCTATCCGATTGAAACAAAGCGCAGGATCATCAAAACTGCGCTGGAAGTCCGTCGGTACTGCGGAACGGAGTGGGCAGTCCAAAAGGCGCTGTCCTCGATTTATCCGAATGTGAAGATAAGTGAATGGTATGACTACGGAGGAAGGCCGGGCTACTGGCGAATGAACGTAGACATTACCGATGATGGTGTCATTTACTACACACCGGAAGAAATTGAAAAGCGCCTTGGTTATGCCCGGCGCTGTACCGCTCACCTTGAGCACATCATCTACATCGTCGAACCGCATGAACGGTCGCCCGCTTATATCGCCGCCGCACCCAGCGGCATGGCGACATCCTGCACCGTAAAGGTCCCCGGTAGGATCAAGCCGCGGGAAATCGGCGCAAAGGCGTATGTTGCCGGTGCGGTCGGAAGATCGAAAATGCAGGTTGCCGTGGCGCTGCCCGGTGCCGTTGAAGCAAAGGCAGTGAAAGCACGAGCCTTTACGGCGGGCACCGTTGAACGGTCGCACACGGCGATAAACATTGTTATTGGAGGACAGACAACGTGAGTTGGGAAAAATCTAGCTACACCGCCGCCGGTGCCGCCCTGCTGTCGGAATCTCTCTCCGGTGGTGCGCTGGTAATCACCCGCGCTGTGAGCGGCACCGGTACGGCTGACGCAGACCTCTCGGGGGAAACCGGGGTAAGCGGCGAAACACATGACCTGAAATTGCTGGACATCGAAACCGTTGAAAGCGGCGGTGAGACGGCTCGGCGGGTAAAAATCCAGATCACCGGTGCGGATGAAACGTACATCATGCATCAGGTGGGCGTTTACGGCAGGCTGAACGACGATGCAGAAACGCTCCTGTTTATTATGCAGGATGCACGCGGAGTGGAGGTCCCGTCCACGAAAGTGAACGGCGATTTTGAGATTGAGCTGTCGGCGCTGCTTGCTGTGTCGAACAAGGCCAATATCAGCATTACCGTTGACCCTCAGGTGCAGGCGTTGATGAAGCTGGTCAAGGCCGAGATCGAGAAGCACAATGCCAATGCCGACGCCCATGCGGCGACTATCACGGCAGCGGTCAGTGCAGCCGTGAAGAACCTGTCTGAATCCGGGGAAATCCTGAACGAAGAACAGGTAA